CTCCGGTGGGGCTGGCCTGATCTATCAGGACCCCGACACGCAGAACCCCTACGTGAGGGCGTTCGACACTCGCTACGCCGAGTCGCTTGGTGTGGATCCATGGACTCCCGGTCAGCTTTCGCTGATCCGGGACGTCTTCTTCAAGCTGACCCTGAGTGGCACGGTCTCCCGAATCCAGGGTTACGTCCGCTCCAACGGAGTCGACTCGGCATGGCTGGTAGATGGTGGCAACCTGTGGAACATCGACGACACGACTACCGCAGGCGTTCTCTTCACCTCCGTGGGGTCCGTCCTCGACATATCCAGCACCGGCAACCGCAGCCTGATCCTCATGACTGATGGCGTGTGGTCTGGTGTGGATGCTGGCGCACCCACCAAGATGTTCAGCTTCACGGGCACCCCTTCAGGGGGTGCCATCGGGTTCGTCAAGAACCGAGTGGCTGTCGGCATCGACAACAAGGTGTACTTCGCTCCACTCAACACGGGTGCGACGCTCGCTATCGACAACGTTGCGAACTACACCTTCACCTACACGCACACCGACCCCAACTGGAAGTGGACCTCGATCACCGAGGGACCTACCGCTATCTATGCAGCGGGCAGGAACTCCACCCAGTCGGCCATCTTCAAGTTCACCCCCGACTTCTCGGTCTCAGGTGCACTCACGGTGGAGACTGTGGTGCCCACCCAGACGTCCGTCATGCCGACGGGAGAGAAGATCAATAGCATCTACGGCTACATCGGCTCGTTCATGGGAATCGCCACCAACAAGGGGTTCCGAGTCGGTGAGTTCGACGGCAATGGCGACGTGGTCTATGGACCACTGCTCTTCTCGCCCACCGGTGGATGCGCTGGCATCGTCGGCTACGACAGGTTCATGTACGTTGGGTCCGACACGGCCCATGACGGCACCTCTGGGCTCTTCAAGGTGGACCTGGGTGCCGCCATTCAGGAGCAGTCCACGCAGGCCGTCAGATACGCGTACAGCCGCGACGTCTACTCTCAGATTGGCACTGGTGCAGTCCAGTCGGTCACCATCTTGGGTGCTACCGACAGGCCGTTCTTCACCATCCGCAATTACGGAGCGATGCTCGTCTCACCGAACACGCTCGTTTCCAGCGGCTACCTCAAGACGGGTAGGATCCGCTTCAATACCGAAGAGCCTAAGCTCTACCGGTTCGTATCGCTGCGTACGCCCACCCCACTCCAGGGCAACGTGGCATTCTCGATGCTGACACCGGACGGTTCGGAGATTCCGTACATCACGTACGGTCCCAGCTACTCTGCGAATACGGGAGATGTGTCTACACCTCAACCGGCTACTCGACAGAACTGGGTCGCCCTGAAGTTCACGCTTAGTCGTGGATCAGACACCACCAAGGGTGGTGTTCTGAATGGTTGGCAGATCAAGGCACTGCCTGGCGCCACTCGCCAGAGGCTGATCACGCAGACGTTCCTTCTCTTCGATGAGGAGATGGACAAGTCTGGTCAGCGTCTTGGTGGGGATGGCTACGCTCGTGCTAGATTCCAGAGCTTTCAGGGAATAGCCAAAACCGGGGATGTCGTAGTCTTCCAGGAACTAGTGGAGAACATCTCCACCCTGGTCATAGTCGACGACTGGAAGTTCACACAGCTAGCACCTCCGGGGCCCAACGGGGGCACCCTAGGAGGCTACCTAACAGTAGTCCTCAGGACGGTTGCTGAATCTACGTAGCATTTAGGGGTGGCATGAGTAGTCTCTTCGCAGGTGTGGATACCCTTACGGGTATCCTCGCCATTACCACAGCGGCGGGAGGGTTCGTTACTGGAAGACGAGCCACTAACAAGGAGGCCATGGCTGTGGCCTCCGAGACAGTCGATCTACTGCAAGCTCAGGTCGAAGCACTGAGGGACGATAAGGCCGACCGTGACGTCGAGCTGATATCATTGAGATCAAGGGTTGAAGTCTTGGAAAGCCTGATAACCCAGAGAGCTGAAGTCGAGGCAGTCCATCGGGACGTCAAGGCTAACAGGGTGGTTCTCGATAAGATCGCAATCAAGGTTGGTGTTGAGCAATGACAGCACACGATCTGCCTGACCTGAGGCCGACCTGGTTCAAGCCGCAGCCGATGGCTCCGGTTCAGGTCTACAAGCCTGACGTCATCAAGGACATTCAGCGCACGCTCAGCGTGCCCGAGACTGGGGAGATGGACAAGCCTACCGTCTCTCACATCAGAGGGCTTCAGCACCTCTTTGGGATCGACGCCACCGGCGTGATCGACCTGGAGACCGCGATCGAGATAGAGAGACTGAGGAACCGATATGTCGGAGGTTGAGAATGAACAAGTGGATACGCCCAGCGAGGACAGCAATCCAGCTGCTGATCGCCCTTATCCCTGTGGTACCGCTGTTGGTCCCTGCTCTTGGCCTGTCTGCGACAGTGGGAGTGGGTGCCAGTTTGGTGACGGTAGCTTCACTGATCAGCCGGGTGATGCAGTTCCCGGCGGTGGAGAACCTGCTGACCCGCCTACAGTTGTCGAGCCTCCCTTCAATCCCTTCGGGTGATGAAGTAGAGTAATGAGGAAAGCCCCCACCTTCGGGTGGGGGCTCCTTTTTTTGTGCCTATCAGCCGGTGGGGTCGTCCTTGACTTCTTCCCACAGGGCGCTGGCGATGGAGCTGTTCTGCGCCAGGTCATTCGCTGCCTGGCGAGCCGCCTCCTTGTCCCCGCCGACCTTCTCGGCTTCGTACCGGACTCGCGAGGTCGTCTCCGCCTGCGCTGCCTTCGCGTAGCTGTCGTACTTCTTGCCCATCATGCTCCTCGATTCTCAGGATCAGGCGGCCGTTCCGCCTTGTTGTTGCTACTCGCCTCACTGCTCAAACAGGCGGGCCGCTCGCTGAAGGAACTGTGCCGCAACCTCAGCGCGAGCCTCATCCTCGGACTCGTCGATGTCGTCGTACATGTTGGACCAGTCGCCCTCGAAATGCAGGGTGACCTTGATGGATGCAGGGATGTCGTTCTTGACGAACTCCATCACCAGGCTGGGGTCCTCGCCATGCGGGATCTCTTCGACTCGCATGTCAGCCATCAGCTCTCCTCGTAGTTGATGTCGGCGAACACGTCCGGGTACTCAACGGTCAGGGTGTGCAGGACTTCCTGCGCGAACTCCCGGATTTCGGCATCAGCGTGGACGCTGAGCCTCTTCTTGAGAACGTCTCGCCATGCCCGGAGATTCCCGGACACCACGAGCTTGGTCTCGATGCCACTGGGAAGGCCGTAGCGGGCCGCCTCGCGGGCCTGCTTGCGCGTCTTGGTCCCAGCCTGCAACTCATCCACTTCGAGGGCGTACAGCTCAGCGTGGCGTTGCGAGAGAGGCTCCAGCCCGCCGCCATAAGCGGGCGGGATGACCACGTTCGCCTTCTCCATGTTGACGAACCGCTGCGACAGCTCCGAGAAGCTGAGGTGGCGGTGTCGGATCAGCTCGTGACTCAGGTTGCGGCTCACGCCTTCCACGTAGAACGTAACAGAGACGTGCTCCAGCACGCTCTCGTGCCCCTGTGCCACGATGTTCTTGATGTATGCCGAGTTGGTCTTGGTCTTCTCGTTGGGCAGATCGAACGACTCGTAGCACAGGCGACCGGCGAACTCGATGAGTTCCTGTCCGCCCTCCGTGCAGTAGTCGTGGTCTTCCGACACTCGCCGCTGGAACTCAGAGCTGTCGGCCTTGCCGGGCATGACGTGCCGGGAGTTCCCCTGAGGGGGGAACAGATCCACTTCGGTCTTGCCGATCAGGAGGACCTTCACTTGTCTTCCACTTCCTCTGCTTGGCTCATAGCGTAAGCGTACAGGATGATGGCGTAGCCTGCAAGGTCCTTGTACGTGTCGAGCCGGGACTCATTGCGAGGGTCACGAGGCAGGCCCTCAAGCCTGCCCATCTTGATGCCGATCTGAAGTGCGATGGCATCCTCGGTGTCGACGAGAGACCCAGTCAGCTGAGTGACCGCCTTGGCGGCCTGCTCGAAGTTGCTGAACTCTCCGTCGATCCTGTAGTCGGCGTTCTTGTTGGCGAGAGTGAGGCCGAGGTCGTGCATGGCCTTCATGATCCACGTGGGACCATCTTCACTGAAGGGATTCTCGTTGTACGACAACGACTCTTCCGATCTTTGCGTGTTCGATGAGGTTGGTGCACTGCTGACAGGGCTCGGCAGTGACGTATAGAGTTGCTCCCTCGCATCCTGCCAGTCCTGAATCCAGGATGGCGTTGTGCTCTGCGTGTAGAGCGTAGCAGGGGAATAGGTTGTAGTCACTACCAGGGGCGCACTCTTCTTTTGACATCTGTCCGCGAGGGCATCCTCCATCCACGCAATGAGTCGCTCCGGATCGAACTCCATTGTACCCCTGTCCAATTACTTTCTTGTCTTTGACGAGAACGGCCCCCACCTTACGGCGGGAGCACGTTGCACGTTCGGCCCAGATGAGGGCGATGGCCCCGAAGGTCTCGTCCCATCCGGGCCGGTCGGTGTGGATCATCCCGCAGGACAACCACAGTGCGGCGGGAAGTGCGGGGGGTTGGTGCAGTTGTGCTCAGCCATTACTTGTCTCCCTTCCTGCGGAACGTCTTGCGGTTCTGGCCGTACTGCTCATCGAACTCCCGAGCCTTCTGCTCGGGCGAGGCGTTCTTGTCGAACGGCTTCTGGTTCAGGTCCTCGTTCTTGCGGTGCTTACCCATCAGTCCTCCGGGGTCGGCGGGAAAGGCGGCTTGAGGATCGGGTGATCCTGCTCAGTTGACACGGGACAGCTCCTCGATCCGGTACTCCTCAGACTGGAGGCCGCCCTGGCTTTCGAGGTTGATGGACGTGTTGTCGTAGTCCAGCTCCACGTCGTGGGCCTCGGCGATGACGTTGAGAGCGGCCCACGCCTCATCTTCGGACTCGAACCAGTTGCCCCCAACGATCTCGGACGACGTGTCGTTCGCGATATCGGTCCACTCGTTGATGATGACGAAAACCCTGACCTCTTCGGACACTGCCTCTTCCTTTCGGAGTTCCATCTTCCATTCCAGTTCTGACTTACGCTTGTGCGGGCGCCGGAGCGCCCGCCCTGCGGACCAGTCGTCAACTTCGGACCAGCCACGGTAGCTCTTGCTCACTTCTTGATCCTACTCAGGAGGTAGTCCTTGCCCGACTTCTGGAACATGGAGTTGGTGTCCTCCCCGTCGGGCATCTTCATGCGGATGACGTTGGTCAGGTTCTCCGACATTGCAATCCAGAGATCCTTGCCTGCGTCGTCCCCATCCTCAGCCAAGTGTACACGGCTAAAGTCCTCGAAGACGTTGTTCCAATGGTCCTTCCAGTTCTCGGCGCCGGGGACGCCGATAGCCGGTACTCCGATCTGCTGCCAGACCAGAGCGTCGATCTCCCCTTCAGTCACGACAATCCAGTCGTCCGCCCACGAGGCGGACTGCACACCGTACAGATTGGTCGGAGATCCCTTGCGCTTCATGTACTTCGCGTGATGCGGGATCTCTTTGCAGTTGTGGTTTTGGATGCAGCGGAAGTTCATGTTGACCGGGCCGACATCCGTGAGGTACGGGATGGCGAGCCTGCCTGTCAGGTTCTCATGTCCAGGGATGGGGTCACGAACTACGCCAAGTCCTTTTGAACGAGCGTGTTCCAGATCGAGACCGCGACCCGCCAGCCATTCGGCCGCTTCGTCCAGATGAGCCGCGTACGTTAGCGTGGCTCTCTCCAGATATTGCCGCTGCTCTTTCGACAGCCCCGGCATAATCCGTCCTCTCCCATTGCATGATTACTTGGACCGCATTGCCCTTCGGGCAATCGGCGGCGTGGCAGTTGTAGACCTGCTTCTGTGTGTTGACGCTACCTGATGCATCTCGATCATCGTGGAAAGGGCACTTGTATGGCTTCCATCCAAGGTTCTCTGATGCAGGCTGTCCGCCAAACGACTCCAGGATAGGAGAGATCGGGAAGATCGGCCACTCGAAGTCACCAGAGCTTGCGCCGCTTTGCCTCATCTTCCACCTTCTTGAGCGCCGACCTCAGGTTGACGGCCTCTAGGCCGTCACCATATACGATCTCGTCGTCACCGTAGTGGACCTCATCGTACAGCACTGAGTGGAGTGATTCTAGCTCCTCGTCAGTCAGATCCATCTGGCTTCACCTTCCCGATCACGTCGAACGCCGGTGGCGTGCGCAGATACTGCGCCGCCCTGTCGAACACCTCTGCATTGTCTCTCGCATGAGCGAGCATAGAGTTGCACGGACCGCAGCACAACCCCCGAACGTAACCGGTTGCGTGATCGTGGTCCACTGCGAGCTTCTTGCGGGCACCGGTGGCACGCTGGCAGATGTAGCAGTGGCCTCCCTGCGCCTTGTAGAGCGCCGAGTACTGCTCCTTGGTCAGTCCATACCGGTGCATGATAGATCGGCCGTGAGCGGCCTCTCTGCGGGCCTTCAGGACCGCCTTGTGGTGGGTGTAGCAACGCGGCCCCGGGTGAGGGGCCGGTCGCTTGGACCCGGGCGGACAGTCTGCGCAGAAACGCTTGAGTCCACGAGTCACGCTTGCTCCTAGGGTTGCGCTATGCGGGACGGAACGTCTGGCAATTGATGCACAGGTATCCGAACACGCCTGCTATCCACGATGGTACCAGGCACGGCTTGTCGCAGCACATCAGAGTGTGATCCATCCGCTGCCATTACACCGGTAGCAATCGATAAGCTCGTAGTTGATGTACGGCTTACCCTTCTCGTCCGTCTCCTGGTGTGCGTAGGTCACCTTGCCGTTCGAGCAGCCCGCACAAGGGGTCGGCTTGGGTTCGTGCTGTTCGCTCACGACTCCAACTCCTGGAGCAGGGGGAGCAGCAGGTCCGGGAGATCGCCGTCGCGGTTCAGGCGGAAGAGGTCGTTTGTAAGCTCTTCGGCCTCATCGCCGCTCAACTTGAGGGTGATGGTCACCCTCTTGTCTAGCGTAACTTCACTCATCGCCCGTTCCTCCCACTCGATCCTGCGAGGATCAAGACCACCGCGATGACCACGATGATCAGGATTGCCTTGCCATTCATGGATGTACTGGTGTTAGCTGCAAGGCTAATCAGACCAGACATTTACCTTGTCCTCCTCATCTACTCGCGGGCCGTCGTTGAACAGGACGGGCACCGGCTCAGGTTGATCTGTCTCTTCGATCAGGCAGATGGCGGGCGACGCCGCCATCTTGAAGTACTTCTTGGCCATCGCGTCTTGAGGACCAAATCGATTCTTGACAGTCGCAACGTCCAGTGTGCCTGCGTGAGCGTCACCCCAGAGGGTGACGATGAGAGTCGGCAACTGGTTAGCCTTACCCATGATCGCACTCCGGGGAGGCGGACTACCAGCCTTGGCACTCTCACTCGTATGGTGAACCACGAGGATCGCCGTCTCTTGCTCACGGGCCATGTCCTTCAGTTCTGCCATGAGGGCCCAGTAGTTCTGCTCACCAGCTCCCTCATAGTCGATGTCCATCATGATGTCGATCACCGTCAGGTGAGGGTACTCACCCTTCAGCTCTCGGAATGCCTCAGCCTCTCGCCACATGTGCTCAAGGGTGGGGCTTGACTTGAACGACCAGCGAACAAAGTCCATGTCCTTCAGGGTCTCGTAAGCGAGCCCCTTCTGAGCCATCACCCACAACTCAGTCTCGTCTGTGGGTGTGCCGGTCAGCATAGAGAGAGACCGGCTAGCCATGGTGAAGTCGTCACTGTCACTGCTGTGGTACAGGGTCGGCACTCGCATGTTCTTCACCGCGTTGAGCGCCATGATGGTCTTCATGGAGCCGGGAGGTCCGGCCACCATGGTGATGCTACCCCTGCGGATAGTCATCTTCTTCTCTGCGAAGATAGGCCACGGGTCGGGCAGGGGTTCCCCTGCCGACACGCCACGCTTAACGGTTCTGGCCAAGGTCTTCAATGGCTACCCTTAGTCTCTTCGAAGCGCTTTGCCATCTCGTCCAGTTCCTTCTGCTGCTCTTCGGTGAGCGACATGCTACCTCCTTAGTGCGTGGATGCGGCAGGGATCGAACCTGCGACGACTCCCGTATGAGAGGAGCGCTCTGCCAACTGAGCTACGCATCCTGGCAGGCGCCCCCGAAGGGGGCGCCCTTTGATCAGGCGACGAGCTTGACCGCGACCGTCTTCACGTTGCCCTGGCGAGCGGTGACCTGCTTGCCGATGGTGACACCCGGCTCCAGGTTCAGGCCGCTCTCCTGCATGGCCTGCTTGAGGGCCTCGCGCTCCTGCTTGGTGTTGAAGTCGATCCGGTACTCGGTACCCTCAGCCGTCTTGAGGGTGACCACGATCTTGTGGACCGGCCGGTGGTTCTGGGTCTTCTCGTCGAACTGACCCTGCGGCAGCACCTTCCAGGTGCCAGCCGAGACCTCGACGAAGTACTTCGGCTTCTTGGTGTTGAAGTCGTAGACCGGGACGTCGGTCTTCGGCTCCTCGGTGATGACACCGACCACCTTGTCGCCCGGCTGCTGAAGCGGGTAGAACGTGGGTCCGCCATTGCCGCCGAAGAGATCGTTCAGAGTTGCCATGTTTTCCTCCTGCTGTCTTGTGTTACCTGTTGGTTGCCGGTCCGATCAGGACCAGTCGATCTCCGCTACCTTGACTGGCGCACTGCCAGTCTCCCACGGCTTCGGGCTAGCGTCAACCGTGGAGTTCCAGGGGGCCGCCTGAATGGCGGCCTCATTCTCATACTCTTCGACTGCCGTGGTAGCGCCCAGCTCACGCTCGATGACCTGCTTAGCCATCTCGTTCGCCTCATCCACGGTGCGAGGCTTGAGGTTCTCGTCGAGCCTCTGTGTGGCCGCCTGAGGGCTTGCCACGGCAGGGGTGGGGTCGATGTCCACGTCGATGGCTGCGCCTCGCTTGAAGCCCTGCTGGAAGGCGTTGAGGTACACAGCATACGCGGTGCCGATCGCGGCTGCGTCGGCAGCCGAGTCGATACCCAGCTCTTCCGGCGTTGCTCGCACCTTCACGTTACCGTACTGCACAGTCGGCAGCAGGAACTCGATCTCAGCCATCTTGTTCTAGTTCCTCTCTTGTGCGACCACACCAGTCGCAGGATTTCTCGTCGTCGCCGAGGCCGAAGGTCTGGCAGATGCACTCTTCGTCGTACTTCTGGTTCCAGTACTCGTCATCAGTACGGGATCCCATCCTCTTCACTCCTGTCGTAGTAGATTGCTCGTTGTGTCATGCCCGCGTTGACCAGGCAGTTGTCCTGATTGAAGCAGAAGCCACAGTCGAACCCGGCCTTGGCAGTGTACTCACTGTTGCGCATCCGCTCAAGCACTGCCTGGTACTTCTTGCCGACCTCTTCGGGACTGACGTCCTTGAGGTCCACATACCTAGTGACTGGCTTGCCTGGCGCCAGCATGATGTACCGGCCCTTCCACCTGAACTCGGGCATCAGGGCCGCGTACGTCTCAAGCTGGAAGTTGCCAGGCTTGGTGCTGCCTGTCTTCCAGTCCCAGATCACAGGGATCTTCTGCTTCCTGTGCTCACCCCTGATGTCAACGTACGCCTTGAGCGGGACGTCGAGACCAGGAAGGCGACCACCCGCGTCATACTCTACATCCCAGACGTCGATCTCGTCAAGGTATTCGAGGGCCTTCTCGAAGCAGTCCTTGACTAGCTGGAGGGCCTTGTCTTCCACGACAGGGTCGGCCTTAGGGCCGCCCGCTAGCCACTTACTCGTGTCCGGTTCGATCCGCATCTGCTTCTCGATTAGCGGGTAGAAGAAGCTCTCGGCTGACGGCGGGTTAGCAGAGGGGTGAATCAACTTGAACTCAACCATGTCGTGCACGGCACTACCCATTGGTATGTACCACGTCTGCTTCTCCTCCGCCTTACGGAGCTTCGACAGATACCACGAGCGGGGACACTTGGAGTAGGTGGAAAATTGTGAGTAGCTCAGGTACTCAATCATGCTCTCCAGACTATCAGCCGGAGCACTGTCCGCAGTACGGGCGAGTGCCATCCTTGTACACCTTCTCCATCTTGAAGGCGTCGCCGTGCTCCTTGCAGTGCCAGCCGATCCACTCAGTGTTGAACACCGGCATGTACGGCCTCTTGGTGTCGGTGCGGGGAATGAGACGCGTCGGCGTCTCGCCACCACGAACTGACCAGTAGAGATCGGTAGGTTCAGCCCTGCTGAGGCAGGTCTTCTTGACGGGGCACGACTCGCAGATCTGCTTGGCCTGCTCAACCTTGTCCAGGTTGTACTGGCGAAGCTCCTGCGTGCCGATGCCTTCGAGTCCAGGATCGGTAGCCTCGCTCACCTGGAACAGCTCGGGGTTGGTGTCCCTGCACGCAGCATCGTCGGTCCACACATACTCTCGTGCCGACCCCCTAAAGGGGTCGTAAGTCACCCTACCGGGAAGGCGGGGGTTGAGTCGCATCTCTGTGTCACGAACCACAGTCATGCCATCAGTGGTGCGATCGCGGATGGTTCGGTTCCAGTTGTTGGGCTTGATCTGCTTACCCATGGTAGACCTTTCAGAACTTTGCTGCTCTTCAGTCAACCAACTCCCCCTCAAGGGGAGTTGACTGTTGGTGTGCAGAACTTTGCTGCTCTAACTACCCTTAAAGGCAGTCTAACGGGTGTCGCTGACAACCAACGACCGGCGTGTTGGGGTCTCCCTTGGGGTCGACCCTCACTGAGCTACCGTCTTACTAGAGAAACAATATGATCATGCCCCTTTCTTCCCGGAAATTTTGATAGTGTCTGTGACCTGCGTCACACCATGATGGATGCAGTTGACATGGTATGATGAGTACATGAAGTCAAAGACTACTCTGATCATTCCAGATGTGCAATACCCCTACCACGATGAGCTTGCACTCAAGAAGCTGATCAAGGTAGCTCAGGATGCACAGCCGGACCGTATCGTCCAGATTGGTGACGGCATCGACTTCCCCACCGTCAGCCGCTGGGCCAAGGACACCGCCCTTGAGTACGAGCAGACCCTACAGGACCACATAGACGGATTTCGGAAAGACGTCCTTGTATCCTTCCGGGAAGCGGCTCCAGCCGCTGATCTCGTATGGCTTGAGGGCAACCACGACGCTCGCGTCAAGGACTTCGTGCGCAAGTACGCTGCGCCACTCGGAAACCTCCGGGCCCTGGACATGCCAAACCTCTTCGAGTTGGATGAGGTCGACTGGCAGTACAAGCGTGGCCCCTTCCGCATCGGGACCAACGTACTTGCCGTACACGGCCATGAGTCTGGCGGGTACTGCGCCTCCGCTTCCGCCTGGGATGCGAAGTTTGCCAAGCGGTACGGTAGCAATCAGTCCTTCGTCTTTGGACACACGCACCAGCCTTTCCTTATCACCCGCTCGTACGGTTACGACGGGAAAGTGACCCCGCGATTCACTATGAACGCAGGGAGCATCATGGATCCGGTCTCCGCTACCTACGTCAAGGACGGAGCGGTCAACTGGACTATGTCGTTCGGATTCCTCACGGACGACGGCAAGCGTATCTACCCGGAACTGGTCACGATGGTAGACAGGGGGTTCATGTTCCGTGGCAGTAAGTATTGAGCCCATCAAGCCCGGCACCGTATGCGTGTGGTGTTGGGAGGAAATACTCAACGATCAACCGTCGTTGAAGATTAAGGAAGGGGCGCACGCCCACCTGGCGTGCGACTCGCGGATGCTGGGATTCATCGGCTCGCTGGAAGGATACGTAGAATGATCGATTATGAGCGACTGACCCCAGCTGTCGACCGTGCAGCCAGGATCGTCAAGTCCGGATTCCCTGCACACTATGACCTCTCCGACGTGAAGCAGGAGATGTGGGTGTGGATCCTGGAGAACAAGAACACGGTCACCAGAATCCTCGCTGATTCAGAGGGTGCCGACACCGCACTCGTGGAGTTGCTGCGCAAGGCAGCCTACGAGTTCCTCCGGAGGGAGGATGCTGCGGCGTACGGCTACAGCGAGGAGGACCAGTTCTTCTACTCGGTCGACCTGATCAAGAGCATCCTGGAAGTTATCTTCAAGTACGAGGATTGGCAGTCGTTCGCCAGCCACATCACCGATATGCCGAAGCGCAAGGGTGATGCGAGCAAGACGGGTAACAACCTTGCCTCGTACGCCGACGTTAAGTCGGCGGTAGAAGGACTCCCGGAGGATCAGTACAACGTCATCGTCTGGCGATACAAGTACCGTGAGACGCTGGACCAGATCGGTCAGCACCTCGGCATCACCAAGCAGGGCGCTGCAAGGCGCCACGATGGGGCTCTCAGCGCCATTCAGAAGACGCTGGGCAAGAGAGACCTAGGCGAGCTTCGCCAGGGCTACAGCGGGCGCACAGAGGCCCACACGACTGCATCAGCCAACGCTCAGACCGAGCGCGACTACGAGGGATGAGTGTCCCGCCTGAGACTCGCACTCAGGTGTGTGCTACTCGGGACTGGCCCCACTTTGGTGGGGCCTTTCTTGTTACGTCACGGTGAGGTGGACAAGCACATCGTCCACCTCGAACTCCAGTCGGTTCGCGCCGACCGTGAAGTCGTCCAGCTCTTCGATCAGGGCTGCGGTAGTGCGGCCACGGTAGGACTGGAAGCGGGCGAGTGACACCGTGATGGTGTCACGCTCTACGCCCTTGCCTCCATGCAAATAGACCCACCCCTCCGACTCGCCGTCCTCACGAATCAGTTCGATCAGACTCCTCAGCGTCCGCTCCTTCAGTTCCTTCTCCGCTGATGTCACTCGGCAACCCTTCCTCGACCATGTACTCGACGGCATCCTGTAGGCGCCGCGCCTTGCTGTACCAGTACTGCCCCCATGCAGTCACGAGCAGGCTCGTGAACCACATGATCAGGATAGTGAAGTCGTGCATCACCACGCCACCTCTCCAACCTTGACTTCCTTCTGATAGTGCTTGTCAAGGCTCGAATTGTCATCGGCATTCAGCCGACCTGTCTTGACGTCACGCAGGAGTACATTCTTGGGTCCTGTCGCGATCACCTCGAACGAGTGCTGACGCTGACCGAGTGACAGCTTGTCGCCGACAACCCAATCAGGGTTGGACCACGCTTCAGCTATCTCGTCGTCCGTCATCTCGAACATCTTGCGCTTCCCGTCGACCAGCTTGGCGGTCTTGGGGTAGAACTCCTCGCAGACCCCCCATAGGGGGTCCTCAAGGGCCCCTAGCCAGCCGTAGGAGTCGGTTTCACTGACCACCCACGCCTGACTGTCATCCATCCACGCAACGCGCCTTACCTTGGCGTCTAGGGGCATCTTGAAGAGCATACCCAAGCGGAGGGTAGTGGCAGGCTTCTTGAGATCCTTGACCAGCGCGTCGTGATAGCCGTTGACGATGGCCTTAGCTACCTCTTCGAGACTCTTTCCCTCGGTGAAGTCGGAGTCCAGGAACTTGGTGACCGCAGCTATCTGCTGCGGCTTACTCGGGAGCGCCAAATGCAACGACCTCCTTCTGCACCTTGTACCCACCGAGGTGCTTGATGTCCACCTCGTACACGTAGGCGGGCAGGTCGGTGCCCTTCACGTAGTCCTTGGCGTAGGACGCGGCATCGAACTCGGGATTCGGCCCAGTGGCGCACACCTCGATGATGTTCTCCGCCTCCAAGGCGAACCGGTAGGTACTGCTCTTGGATGCTACGTAAGCCTTCACTTGATCCCCTTCTCCTTCCGCTGCTGCGGACAGACCAACACGTGAGCGAAGATCCTCACTTAGCAAGGATGAGCGGTCCCGTGAGGGTGCCTACTTATTTTTCGGCAACTCACGTGTTGGTTTGACCGCGCACCCCCGAAGGGGTGCGACGGATACTACACCTTCTGTACGGTGATGGTGACCTTATAGTCCTCATCGTCACCGTAGGGATTGTTGAGCGGAGTTTCGCTCACGACCCACTCGTCTTCGATCTGCCGACCGATGCTCTCGGCGATCTCCCTGGCATTGAAGACGGCAGTGGAGACATACCCCACCGATGACACGTTGCTCTCGCTGGGGATGTGGAACGCGCCCATCAGCCCT